TTAGACACGCGACCCACAAAACGACCCACAAAACGGCGTCAAACTACGTAAAAATACATAAAAAAAATGGCGTTTCCGCCCTTTCAAAAAACCCTTGTTTTTTCGGTTTCGCTCGGTATTTTACGAGTCAAACTTGAATTTCAGGTCAGACTCAATATAGCCGCGGCGGATTTATTTAAACCTTAATTCTGTAATTACTTATAAAAAATCTAGACACGGCTTGTTCCTTTTTTCTTAATTATCTATCAACCGAATCCAAGTTGCGACAGGTTGGCCGTCTGATAAACCTGCTCGACGTAAATCGCTTGAACGCTTTCTTCTGATCCGAGCGCCCACACATACTCCCATCCGCCCTTCGGCACTGCGACGCCTTGCACGTTCAAAACGACGTTCGGCTGCGCGGCGAACGAATAAGTCATTTCCCAATAGTAATCCGTTGCGCCGGAATTTGTCGTGCGTGATTTGAGCGAGCTCGACGTGATGCCGTTGAAAAGCACCGTACCCGGCGCGCATCCGTAAAAAGATTCGCTGTTGACGCAGCCGATAAACGGAACGACCTTGTTTAAAAAAGTGGCAAAATTCGCAACGAAACCGACCGGAGTTCGCGCAGTAACGTCAAACACAATCGACGGCGACACAATATCGACGCCGTCGAATCCTTCGCCGTTCCAGCCGATTCCGCCGCCGAAATTCGGAGCGGACCCGTTAATGGCATAGGCGCGCGTGCCATAACTCACGTCGACGTGTCGCGTTCCTCCCGCCGTTGAAAAACTCGAAATGAACGGGACGTAACTGAACGGACCGCCTGCGCCAGAATCGCCGCCGTCTCCCCCTCCGCCTGACGAATCGCTCGACTCCGAGCCGGCGCCGGCTGTCGCAGTGGGAAAAGACCAGCGAACCCGACCGCGAAATACGCGCGAAAGACTTTCCGCTTCTTCCGTTAATTCTATTCCGTTCTCCGCAACCGGGTTTCCCCACGGATCTGTCGCGTGGCGACTCGAAATAAACTGAAAGAAGACAAACGCGGCGGCGAAGTAATTGCCGCGCTGGTCTACCGCTTCAACCGTCCATTCACGCTCCGATTCGGTCGGAATTCCAAACGACCCTCTCGTCGTCGCCGAATCGACCGACGTGATTCGGTATGTAACGCCGTCCGAGCCTTCGACCGTATATATTTCCGCAGACGTCATTTTTCCTCGCTCAACTTCTTAAAAAGCGCCGCGACTTCTCGCTCCGTCATTTTGACCGGTTGCGGCGGTTCTCTTAACGGATTCTCGACGATAATCGCGCGCTTCAAATACGGATTCGCGTTGACGGCGTGCGTCGAAAGAAACGCGACACGCTCCCATTCTTCGAGACGCTTCGCCGTCGCAATTTCAACCGCTTCGGCATACGTCAATTCTTTGACAGAGTCGTAGCCGCCGGCAAGCGCCGTCGTCTTCAGGACGGCTCGCCATACGTCTTCGCCGCGTCGTCGAGAATTTTCTCGAGTTCTTTCGTCGCGCCTTTTGCGATCGCGTCGTAAAGAAACGTCAGCGTCTCCCTGTTCTTTTCCGCGACGACCCGGATCTTCTCCCGAATCGTCGGATCGGGGAAAAAATCAATGTATTCGGCGGTGAACGCGGCGATCGCGTCAAAGAGAACGTCGCCTCGTAAGCTTCGACCAAACGTTTCCGAATCGATTCCACGCTCATTCGCCTGCTTCTCGCAAACGACAAACAAAAGATCGGCGGCGAAGAAAACGTCGTTCAGCGACAGCAACATCGCCGCATGATCCAAAAAGTCGACGTCCTTCAGCGAATCGACCGTCGCCATTCTGGCTCGAATAGCTCGCGCCGTCGCGATATTTAAGTCGATCGTCCACTCTTGTCCGTCGAAGTCTTTAAAAATCTGCATGATTACCCTTTCAAATAACGGTCGAAATCTTAACGATCTCGACCGTTTTTTCTGCCGTCAACGCTTATTCTCACGGAGTCGTCGGAAAGTACGGAGTCGAAGCGTCGCCTGCCGAAACGCGAAGGTCGACCGTCGCGTCGTTCAGACCGTCGACGGGATCGTTGTCGACCCAGTGCGTCACGATCATGTTTTTCGACACGGACATTCCGCCCGGCGACGTGAACGTGACCGGGAACGTCGTCCCCGTTTCGTAATATCCACGAAGCTCGGTATAAGCGTCGTAGCCAGCCGTGTCTTCCGGATCGGTTCCAGCCTGAACGGTAATCTGAAACGTCGTCGACTGCATTCCAGGAACATATCGCACCTCGTCCGCAGCCGCGTTCTTTACTTCGATTTCCGTCCGAGACTCGTCGTACGCGACGTCGCCGCGCGTCACAAGCGTCTTCGCGCCGCTGCCGGAGCCGATCGTGACCGTCGCGTCGAACCCTCTTTTTAAACTCATAGCAAAATCCTTTCATTAAAGGGTTTATCGAAAAGCGCGAACGAGTCGCGCGTTCATTTTAGTCGTTTCAATTTCTTTAGCGAGCGCCGGCGTCATGTACGGACGCGCCGCGATCCGAATCGACGTTGTTTCCGTTTGACGAACGCCTCGCGCCCAAGTCTGAAACGCCGTCGTGTTTCGCGCTCGCTCCCATGTGTCGCGACTCCAAAAATACTGGTATTCCGTAACGCGAACGCCGCGAGGATTGTTTTTCGTATAAAGCGTATAAGGACGCGTCGTTTTCGGTCGAACTCGAACGTCGCCGTTTCGCTTCGCCTTCGACGCGACGCGTTTTTTCTTTCGAACGTTCGCGACGTATTCTTCCGAATAATAAGTCGCCCTGATTGACGACGTCCCTCCGTGTTCAAGAGCCTTTAGAGCGGCGCTGGAACCGAGTTTCGGAGCGCCGACGACATATCCTGCGCCGTCTCGTTCATACCGAATCGCCTGTTTGAGCGTTCCCGCGTGCGATCGCGGCGGCTCGCCCGGTTTCGACGTCTGCCAGTTCTTCGACGACTGAGTCTTGCCGCCGCTTTTAATCGACGCGCGCGCCGATCGCATCACGTCGATCGCCGTCCATTCGAGCGCTTTTAATATCTTGCGTTTGACGTCGTCCGAAAAGTTTTTCATCGTTTATTATCCGAACGCCGCGACGCCGACGCGCCTTGCTATTTCGGCAAGATAACGCGTCTGCGTTCGCGTCTCGTCATAAAGTTTCTTATCCGTCGAATTCTTCGTTGAAAGCGACGCCGCCTGCCACGCGTCGAACGAGCCGCCAAGGCTCTTCATGCTCTGCGCGATGCTCGAAGACGCGCTCTCGGCGCTCTCATATTTGTCTTTCGCTTCGCCAAGTCGTTCGAGAGCCGACGCGATTTTGTCCTTGTCGCCAGATTCCTGCGCTTCGGCGAGGTCGACGAGCGCTTGATCCATCTGTGTCGCGGCGAGCTGGAACTTTTCAGCCGGTCCCATGAAGCGTTCCGCCGCCGCAAGGATCCGCTCGTTCGCCGTTCTGTCCTTTTCGTTCTTTTCTTCCGCCTTTTTGTCGGCGACCGTCTTTTCCGCGTTCGCCGACTTCTCCGCGACGTCGTTCAGCTGAGACTCGACGTCTTTTATTTGCGCGTCAAGAGCGTCTGCCGCCTCTTGAGTCGCGGCCGTCATGCGTTCGATCACGAGGCGACCCCATTCGTCCGACAGCTCGTTCCATTTAACCTTCAACGCGCCGCGATATTCGTCGATCTCTTTCTGGTCGGCTTGCGCGTCGTCCTCAACTTTGCCGTTATATTTGCGGTCCCAATCGTCGACGACTTTCTGCGCCGCGGCGCTCGATCGTTCTTTTTGGTCTTGAGCCGCGCGCGCGTCTTTCTCGTCGAGCGACGAAATTTCTTTCTTCGACGCCTCGATTTTCGCGTTGGCTTCGTCGAGTTCCGTCTGAAGCTCGCCGCGCCGCGTTTCGTCTTCTTCGTCCTTCAGCGCGTCGGCAATTCTCTTCGCGCGCGCTTCCTGTAGTTTGAGCTCCTCCGCCGTCATTTTCTTAAGCGTCGCCAACTGCTCGCGGTACGCGTTCGTCTCTTCTTCAATTTGCTGAATTTCGCGCTCAAGCCCGTTGCGATTTTCGTCGGCTCTTCTCTTTTCATAATCGGCGACAGCCTCGAGCGCTTTCTTTCGATCCTCGAGTTTCTTTTGATACTCTTCCTCCGTCTCGACAAGTTCCGCGAGCGGTTCGTTGGGAACGTTTTCGAGTTCCTTGTTGCATTGAGCGAGTCTCGCTTCTAAGTCGCTCGCCTTTTGATTAGCCTCGGCAAGCGCGTCGCCAACCTTCTTCTGAAATTCCGCGTCGCTCCTCAGAACTTCGAGATGCTTTTCGTCTCGAGACGTTTCGAATACGCCGCGCCATCCGCCGTCGACGACGCCGCGCCCGCGTTTGCCGTTCGCGCCTTTTTTGCCAAGCCAATATTCGCCGAAGCCGAGCTCGGTTTCGCCTGCGATTTTTAACGAAATCGTCTGACGATCGGCGTTTTTTTTCGCTTCGGCAAGAGCCGCTTCAAGTTCGCGCTTCTCCGATTCGAGCATCCGTCGATTCAACTCTCTTTGCGCGTCGGTCGCGAGTTTAATCTTCCCCGTAGTTTTATCGACCTCGATTCCGACGTCGCCGTAAGCGTCGCGCAATCGTTTGGCGAGACGGTCGGCTTCGCTGAGCTGCGAATTATCCAGTTCGTGCGCTTTCGATATGTCGCGCAAAGTCTTCAAACGGTCAAGGTCCGTCTGACTGCCCTTTCGACTCTCGTCTCCCCCGTCGAGCTGTTTTTGAGCCGTTTCAGACCACTGCGACCCTCGCGCCGCGTCGACGGCGCCGCGCCACGTTTTGAAAGCCGTATACGCGACGGTGATCGCCGCCGCGATCGCCAGCCATTGCGCCGGAATTTTAGAAAGAACCGGCGTCGCTCGAATCGCGTTAAACGCGACCGTCGCCGCGACAATTTGCGCGACGTAAGGCGCGAACGCCTTGGTCGCGTTTTTAATCTTCTCGACCGCGTCCTGATGGACGCGCGTCCATTCTCGCATCTTGACAAAATACCCCGTTAACGTCTCGACGACTTTCTGAATTGACGGAACAAGCTCGGCTGCGAGCGCGTTTTTCAAACCTTGAAAACTGGCTTTCAAGTTTGTAATCGCGTCGACGTAGCCCGCGCCGAGTTTTGCGTCGGAGTCTGAAAAAGACGCGCCGAGGCTCTTCGCTTCTTCGCGGAGTTTTCGTAAGCCTTCCGGTCCTTCGTTGAAAAGCGGCGTCAGCTTCTGCCCCGCGTCGCGCATAAGCCGAAGCGCGGCGCCGGCCCTCAGCGTCGGATCGTCGATCGAACCGACCGCGCGCGCGACCTCTTCAAACTGACGCTCGGGAGACAGTCCCGCAAGCTCGGAAACCGACAACCCCAGCTGCTCGAACGCTTTGCGAGCGCCGTCCGAACCGTTTTGCGCCTCGACGAGTTTCTTCTGGATATTCTTGACGGCGTTCTCGACGTCTCCGAGAGACGCTCCGCAGCGCTGCGCCGCGTAATCGTACTCGGACAAAGCGGTCGCGGAGATTCCGAGACGCGACGACGCTTTGTCGAAAACGTCGCCGGTCTTGCCAAACTCGGCGGAAAATGTGGAAATATGACGGAAGCCAAAAGCGAACAAATTGTTTAGCGCTGCGAACGACGCGGCGAGTTTTTTGACGGATCCGTTGACGGCGTTCGCCGTTTGCTGTATCTTACCAAGCGCAATCTCGGCTCGGCCTGCTCCTTCAACCGTGATTTCGACGTAAGCCTCGCCCGCTTTAACTTTCGACATTTTAAACCGCCTTTAATTGTCGCGCTATGGAAAACGAAAAAGAAAACGAGTCGGTCTTTGGTCTTCTTTTCTCGCTTTTGTTTTTCTTTTTGTTTTTTCTCTGGTATTTTTGGCCGACTAAAAAACGCGAATATGAAAACGTGACGCCGCCCGGCTATCTAGTCGCCGCCGCTGGATGTTCCTTCGCTTTCCTCGGAGTCGCTTGGCTCTTTCATTTCGTCGGCTGGATCTAGCTGGGACCGCCAGGCTGCGGGTTCGCGCTACCGTACGCTCGTGGAATCGTCGCCGTCCGTTGGACGATTTGCGAATGCGAGACGCTCAATTCTCCACAAATGTTATTCTCACGCCGCTCAGAACGAGCGCGTATCCGTTCTCGACGATCGCCGAGTTCACAACGGCGGGCGCGTCGTCGAACGTCTTGACGCTCTGACAGAACGCGTTCGTTTCGCCAAGGAACGGCGACCGTGTGAAGGAGTTCGCGATCGTCTCAAATTCCGCGACTCTCGCGCGCGCCGTCGCCTCGACGTTCTCGAGCCCGACATGTTCCTCGGAGATGACGTCGACCGCGAAGACGCGCCGAGGGTCGCTTCTGCCGGTCCGTTCGACCGAAAAAAGGGACGGCTGCAACACGACGCGCCGCTCCGTCAGCTCCGCGACGTCGGCGTTTCTCGCATATAGAATCGTCGCGACGTATCCGAATCGACGCTGAATCTCGTCTTTCAACGCCGTTAAAAGTTGCGCCGTCGTCATGTCGGGACCTTATCCTTTCGTTTGATAAGCGAACAATCTCAGAACGCCTCCTGTCGGCGTGTTTTCCGCCAGCGGTCGCGACGCGTTGACGCGATATTCCGCAACCTGCTCGTCGTTCTGGAACTCGCGGATCACGATCTTCCGAATCTCGTCGAGATTCTTGTTTAGCGTCGTTCCTCCCGTGAGTTTAACGAGCGCGGCGGCAGACGACGGCGCGACGACGAACTCATAGAGTCGCGACGAAATTGCGGAATCGACGGCGTCGACCGCCGCGTCGCGCTTCACGGCGACGAGCGTCAGCCGGGTCCGCCCGGCGGCGGGTAGCGAGCTTCCGCTCGCGTTTGTATTTTCGCTCCCGTTGGTCGCTTGCGGACTCGCAAGCTCTACAGTGAACTTGCCGCAATATCGCGCCGCCGCGCGCGCGACGGCGCCGTCAATTCTGTCTTGAATTCTCATTGTTTGCCCCGCTTTAAAGTAAGCGACCAACGGGAGCGCCGCCGAACCAACCGCGCGGAAGCGCGAACCGTCCGCCGCGACGTCGCGGCCCGCAATATCGCGGCGCCGTGCGCGCGACGGCGCCGTCGATTCTGTCCTGAATCCGTGTCATTTAACTTCTATCTCGTATGAAATCGGCGCAGGGTTCGCGTTTGCGAACTGGATCGTTATGACGACGACGTACCGTCCGCCGTCAGGGAAGATTGGATTGACGGTCGTGTCGGGTTCAAAAACGAAGTTGTACCCAGTCTCGTCTTCCGTCCAGCGCGGATCGTCGTCGACGAGCTCGTCGAGATACGCGGCAGGGTCGATCGCGACGTTCTCATGCCCTTCGACTGGCGTCCGCACCTCGTTCGACCAGCTCGTCGTGACTTTGTAGGCCGTATAGGAAATCGCCGTGACAGACGACGACGGCACAATCGCCGACGTTTCGGAATCTTCGACGCGCGCGAAGAAGAGAGGCGCCTCGCCTCGGTTGTAATATTGCGACGCCATGATTAATCCTTTCGTGATTTTGTATTTTTTCGCCGTCTGCGTCGTGACGTCGTAAGGCTTCGACGTCGCCGTCGCGACGGTAATCGTCGGCGAATATTCGAGCCACGCGTGCAGATGCGTCTGCGTCGTCGTCAGGAACGACGCGCCGTCAAAAAGTCGGACGACGTTCGTCCCCGGCAGATAGAGCGGCAGACTCGTTCCGACCGTCTGCGCGACCGTTTTCCATCCGCTTTCCGTTTCGCGTTCGATGAGAACCGAAATCGTCGGATCGACCGCGTCCCATGTGACGACGGACCCTCCCGCGACAAAGTTCGACGCGCCCGCGCCATACTCGCAAGAAACGACGCCGTCAAACGTCGCTGCGGAAACGTCCGCGTCCGGACTCGTCGCAAAGTACGCGCGCCCGCTCGACGTTATCGTCGCGGCGTCAAACGCGACAGCGGCGGAACTGACGGCGATCCCGTCCGCAAGCGTCAGCGTCGAGCGGTCCGACGCCGTAATCGAATCGAATCGCTGCGAAGTCGACAGTGTAAAGAACGCGCCGACCGCGAGAACGAGTTCGTCGCTCGGAACGACGGACGAGGTCGCGTTCTTAGAAACCGTCAGCGACTCGACTGAACCGTTGAGCGTAAGAGCCGCTCCGAGCGCAAGCGTCGCGGCGTCCGGCGTTCCCGAAAACGTCGCGGCGACGTTTTGTCCGAGAATGACGCGCGACCCTGCCGGAGGCTGGTCTTTCCAGACGACGTCGCGGTTGATGAAGTATGTTCCCGCTAAAGGCGGCGACGGTCGCTGTCCGCCCGTCCGCGACGTCGTCCAGCAATCCTCGTCGCTGAACCACGCCTCCGACGCGGAATCGAGCCAATAATCTACGTCGTATCTCTCATACGCCCCCGCCGCGCCGTTCGCTTTGCGCGGAAGTCCGAGCGTGTCATATCGCCAGTCGTCGCCGTCAACCCAAAGATCGGCGTCTTCCCAATCCTCTGCGGTCGTCGTCGCGTAGGACGATTCGGGCGCAAGCGACAAATCCCATTGTTTCCACAGGTCTTTGTCGAAGTCCTCCGCCGCGAGCGTATCGGACGGCGCGACGACAAACCCCACCTCGGAGGGCGTCGCATTGTAGATCGACCCGTCGCCGTAGGCGTTCGAGTTGCTGTGCGTCCCATTGAGGTAATTCCCGCAGATCGTGCTTCCGACCCCGCGTAGCGGACAACCGGGCCAAGCGTTGGTCGCGTAGTTGCCCGCAATCATGGACGAAATCGCCAACACCCCGCCGCTCGACGACGTATAAATCGGTCGGTATCCATAGGCGCCCGCGACGACCGAGCGCGTCAGAATCACGCCGGGCGAACCCGTCAGCGTCAGCGCGGAGCCTGTGTTGGCGGTCGTATATCCGCCGACGATCGCGACGTCTTCAGCGTCAAGCGCTTGACCGTCGTTAACGATCACGCACCGACACGCGCCCTGCCCGTCGAGGACAATCTTCCGCCCCGCGCCTTTCAGGTGGACGCGCTTAGCGACCGTAATTGGCGACGCGAGCAGAATCGTAACGGTCGAACCGACTGCAAACGTTTCCGGGTCAGGCTCGACCGTATCGTTCGCGGCGCACTCCGCAAGAACGGCGCGGAGCGAACCCGTCCCGGAATCGGCGGTCGTCATGAAATATCGCGTCGTCCGCGTCGCCGCGTCGACGTCGTAGACGACCTCGCAGTTCTCCAGCGACGGCGTCCCGACGATGGCGCGTATCGACGAATGATAGATTCCCGACCCCGTCGCCGCCTCGCAGTCTTTGATCGTCGTCGTCTCGCCGACAAACGAAACGAAACCGGCTGAGTTTACTCTGACCGCGCCGCCGTAATTGGCAGTGTTCGTCGAAAATGTGCAGTCGGTGAACGTGTTCGCGCTGGTTCCATATGAATAAACCGCGCCGCCGGAATTGGTTGCAGTGTTCGTCGAAAATGTGCAGTCGGTGAACGTGTTCGCGCTGGTATTAGTCGAAGAAACCGCGCCGCCGGAATTGGTTGCAGTGTTCGTCGAAAATGTGCAGTCGGTGAACGACGCCGAAGCGTTGTCTCTTATGTAGAAACAGCCTGCGTTTGATTTAGCTTTACAGTCGCGAAATTCGCAACGGATAAACGTGTAATTCGCAACGTTTAACGACCGTAGCGTTACGCCGCCGCCATAACCGTTAGAGTTGACATTCCCTGCGACCTTGCAATCTTCAAACCGCGCTCGCAATTCCGACGACGACGTCGCCGTTCCCAACACGGCGGAATATTCCGACGCGGTACAGAGTCCGTTCTGAAACGTCAGCCCGCTGATCGTCGTCTCGACGTCAACGTTCGTCGCGCTCGCGACATAAAGGATTCTACTCCCCGTCCAGCCCGACCATTCGTCGGCGGCGTCAGGGGCTTGTACAGCCTGACCGTCCAGCGCAACCCGCGTCGTAACGTGCATAAGCACAACTTCGCCTTCAAGCGCGGGATTGTCGTCGTCTACGACTACCTCGGTTTCGGTTCCGTCAATCTCGCGCTTGACGTAGCGCGTAATCGTCGCGCCTGACGTATAACCGCCGTTCCCGTCCGAGGAACCGCCGTAGATCGAGATCGACTTATTGACGGTCAGGTACGAGGACAAGTAGATAACCGTCGTCTGCCCCGCTGGAAAGATCGCAGAGTCGAACAGAATCACGTCGCCGTTCTGCGCCGCCGCAATCGCGGCGCGAAGAGTTCCGGTTCCGGAATCCGCGGTACTGTTCACAAAAATCTCAGCCATTGACGGGCCTCTTGTTTTATTCTTCCGTTTCGGTCGGTTCTTCGGTCGCGTCGGCTTCTTCGATCACGTCGATCGTCGCGGTTAGACGCGCGACTTTTCCGACTTCATCCGAGCCGAAGCGGAGCGCCGAGCCGGACGCGGCGACTTCGCAGCCGAGGAGCTGGAGCACGTTCTTCGCCGTCGCGATCGCCGCGTCGAGCTGAGAGTCGAGAATCGCGTCGCCATGTTCGTTCTTCGCGAGCAGCGTTATGACGATCGCCTGCTGGCCTTCTTCAACGCGGGATATAATCGCAGTTTTCTCAGACATGATTTCAAACCTCTTTCTCTTATTTAGTTTCTTTTTTAACTGCGGAAGCGCTCGCCGTCTTCCTTGACTGAACGAGCTGTTCCGCTTTTTCGTAGATTCGCGCCTCGAGCCGTTCTCGCGACGACTGGACGACGCCGGAAATCACGCTTCCGACCTTCATCAGCAGCTGAATCGCGACGAGCGCGAGGATCGCGAAGACCGCGACGTCGGTCCAGCGCGACGTCCGAATCTTCTCGATCGACGCGGCTGTTTTCTGCGCGGATTCGACCGTCGCGCGAAGGTTTTCCGTCGTCTTGGCGAGCGCGTCGAGCTTCGCGCCGATTCCGTCGGTCGTCTTCAAAAGCGTCTCGACGTTCGATTTCGTCTCCGCCCCGTCGTCCGCGCTCTTCTTCGCGAGTGGGAAGAGGCTCGAAAGCAGCCCGTCGTCGTCCTTCTTGAGCGTCGTCCGAATCTCTTCGAGCGCCTCTTCCGTGCGCGTGAGCGAATCGCGGACCGCGCGGATCTGACCCAAAGGCGTCACGGGATCAAACTCCGTCTCTTCGCGCACCGGCGGCTCGGCGCGTTTGGAGACCGTCGAGGAATCCAGCTCCGCGATCTCCGTCGCGCTGGACGGATAGACGACTTTCACCTCGTCGGCGGAAAAAACACAAGTCGTCGTCAGCGCGATCACAGACGAGACAAGCGTCCGAAAAATCATTTTTCTCATTTTCAAGCCCCTAAAAGACAGCCTTGACCGAGCTCCGATCCTGACCGCCTTCGACGTATTCCGTCCAAGCGTTTTGAAGCTCTTTAAGATTCTTATACCCGTAAAAACGCGCGAGCGTCTTGTCGACGTCGTTCGTCTTGACCAACTCTTCCATGAACGCAGCGAACCATTTCGAGCCGCCGCGTCCGATTAAAAAATCGACGACGCTGAAGCCTTCGTGATAAAGCAGAAGCCCCGCGTCGTATCGGTTCCGTCCATAAAGGCGCGAAATATCCCAAAATTCCCCGTTGTTGTAGCGACGGTAAACGGTCTGCCGCAGCGTCTCGCGTCGACGGTATTCGGAATTTTGCGCGAGTCCCTCGTTGAGGAACAAGTCGAAATTCGAGTTGAGGAAGTAGAAGAAAAACGCGTGCGTCAGTTCGTGGTCGAGCGTGCCGCCCTTCGCCGTCTCGAAGGACTCGAAACAGACGACCTTAGCGACGTTCGGCGCGACGTAGCTCGTATACCCGGCGATCCCGTCGCCGCGATACCGCTCAAAGTAAACCGGAAAAGCGCGCCAGACCTTCGGCTTGCCGTAGCGTTCCTCGAGTCTGTCGAGGATTTCGTCGCACGCGTCGGCGATTTCGACGCTCGGCGCGCTAAAACGCGACCGCGCTATAGACGGCGCCTCGACCGATTCCTCTTTGGGTTCGTCGGCCTTCGGTTCTTCCGATTTCGGCGGTTCCTTCTTTTCTTCTTTCGTTGAAGACGGAGACGGTTTCACGTCTTGACGACATGAACCGTCGACGCATTGGCTTCCCGTTGGATAATACCAGCGGATCCACTGCGCCGACGCCGTCGCGGTCGTCAGGAGCAACGCTACAAGGAGAAGAACTCGTGTCATATAAAACCGTCCCCTTTGAATCACTTCGAAGCTTTCTTTGCAGACTTTTTCGCGGTCTTTTTCGGAGTTTCAACCGTTTCGGACGGCGTTTCCTCCTCCTCGACGACCGGCGTTTCCTTCTTTGCGACGGTCGGCTCGTAGTTCTTAATAATCTCGGCGACTTTCCGAGCGAGCTCGGTTCGGGTCGCCGACGCGGTCGGAGGGAGCGCGCCCAGCAGTTTGACGGCGTCCTCGATTTCAACCGCGATCGGAATAACGTATTTCATGGGCATTTTCCCCTCCACGCCGAAGGCGTGTTTTATTATGAGCTACCGCTCATGCGTGAAGCTCCACTCCTGTTAATCGCTAGCCTTGTAAAGGACAAGCGACCAACGGGAGCGAAAGCGCAGCCCCGAGCGGTAGCTCGTAACCCGGAGCCGCGCGGTCGCGGCCTACGCGATGGCGTCGGAGACGTAGATTGGAATCCCTTCAAAGTTGTCCGGATACGGCGCCGGCGCTCCGACGGGCGAATACGTCGTTCGCGACTGACGCAGCTGCGAAAAGGACCGCCTCGACATAAAGATTCCGTTCGGCTTAACGCTCGCGGGGAACTTCTCGATCAGCTGATAGAGCAGATCGTCGTCAAGACCGACCTTACCCGACGTCGCGGAGAGTTTTTCGATCTTCGCGGCGGCGTATTTCGACGTGACCTGAAGTCCGACCCAGCCGCCGAGTTTCTGAGCGTAATGCCAGGCGCCTTTCGTGACGGTCGTCGCGCCGGAGCCGGATCCTTCCGTTTCCTGCGTGTAGAGCATCTGCTCGAGGATGTCGCCTTCGTCGAACTGACCGTTCGAACCCCAAGCGAGCTGCGCGGAGTCAATGCCGGTGCGAACGGCGTAGACGCTCGACGCGTCGGACGCGGACTCGTTCGCCGTAATGACCATCGCGCCGGAATCGACGGCTGCGATGAGCGCGTCGAAACCGACGAACCCGTTCGCGTCGTTCGAGGTTCCGGTCCATATCTGCTTAGAGAGCGCGAAGAACGCAGACTTGAGATGCGCCTTGGTCTCGAGCGCCTTGGCGAAGTCTTCGCCCCAGTCGCACTGCTGCGCGATCGCGACGGGAAGCGTCCACGACGCGTCGAGGTACTTGCACGCGATCTCGTGGTTCGCGAGTCCGACCGTGTCGAACGTTCGAAGCCCGGCTGGGTCGCGGAACCCGACCGTCGGCAGCGTCTCGACGGCGAGCGTTTTGAACGTGTTCTTCGTCACGGGCGACGCGGCGAAGAAACGAAGTTCCGGAATTTCTTTGACGACGTCGTCGATCACCCCGACAAGTTCCTCGGAGTTGTTGATCTTCAAGACGTCCGCAGAGGTCATAATAGCCATGGCGTTTTCCTTTCTGCTTTGGCGTTAAAATTCAAGATAAACGGACGACGCCGTTCTTTTTGTATTTCGCGGCGAGCGCCTGAAGCGCGTCCGCCTGTTGTTCCTGTTTTCGAGACGTAATCTCGGCGACTCCGTCCGGATCTCCGCGACGTGGGGCGGAGAGCTGCGCGAGCTTTTCTTTGAGTTCTTTGACCTCGTTACGCAGCGCGACGAGTTCGGAGTCGTCTTTCTTCGCCGCTTTGAGTTTCGCGTAGTCGTCGAGACGCGCTTCGTCGAGCGAATAGCCTTCGCGATAATACTCGACTCCGCGTTCGAGCCCGAATTCCGCGACCATCGCGTCAAAGTCGGCGCCAAGGGACCGCGGCTGTCGTCCCTCCGACAATTTCACCGCGTCCTCAGGTTCCGGCACGTCGACGACTTCGCCGACAACCTCAACCGGCGCCGGATCCGCGCTTCCGCTCGCGTCTGTGTTTCCGCCGTCCGTTGGACGGCTTGCGTTAGTTTCAGCGCCAGCGTCCAACGGACGCGGATCTTCACTCTCCGCGCGGCAGCGCGAACCGTCAGCCGGGACGTCCCGGCCTTCAGCGGAGAGTTTCACCGCGTCGCCGTTCAGTTCTGTTTTTAAAGTCATGAGTTTACCTTTCGTGGAAGTTGACAAAGCGAGCGACGTGCGCGTTTTCGCGTCGGCTCCGTGTGGACAAACGGCGACGCCGCGCAGCGTCGCGCCTCGATAGAGCGTAAAAGGCCCGCGCAGTTCGCGACCGTTGACCGTCTCGACCGCGTCGTTGAGAACTTCGGTTTCCGTTGCGCTTTCCAGGTCGATGAGCGCCGACGCTTCGTACGGCACGCCGTTGGCGAGGTTGTACGCGACCTCGGTCGCCCTGTCGCTCGGCGACTCGTCGAGTAGTACGGCGTCGGCGGTCACGGCCTCGTCGGTCGCCTTAAAATTCTCGATATAACCAATAATCTCGTCGTCCCAATGATCGTAATCGAGCGCGGCGCGTTCCGGGAACTTGAGCGTCGAATAGTCAAAGACAACGCGCCCCCAGAACTGCGAAATATAGTCAGACGAGAGAATAACGAGGTTGAGTTTCTTTGGCATTACGTTTTCCTTTCTTAATTTGCCGCGCCTAGCACGACTATCGATTTATTTCCGTTAGGAGTGACGACCGTCTCATAATGCACGACGAGCGAGATTTCCTTCTTGCCGACGATATCGAGCGTCGACGGAATCCATTGGAAGAAGCGGCGGTTGAAGTAGAGCGTTTTTGTGTTGGAATAAGCGTCGCCGGGAACGACGGCGTTCGTGAGTCCTTCGTTGTCGATGCGGTATCCGCCGAGATCGACGTCATACGCTCCCGCCGAAATATAGCTTCCGCCGACGTATATCCGCTGATAGACCGGCTGCTGCAACGACTCCCAGCGTTTTCGATCTTTATCATACGCCGCCCAGAACCTCCACGAGTACGGCTCTCCCTCCGGTCGCCCCGACGCGGCGGGACAGTAGACGTCGAAAACAAAACTCGGATCGGGACGCCCCGTCTCCGGAATAATGAAGCACGCGCGACCTTGCCAGACGCCCGCGTCGTTCTGCGCCCACGACGATAGAAGTCTACACGGTTTTAATACAGGCCCTCCGCCCCCTTTTGGTCTTCTTGTCACGCCAAAACCGAAACAAGTTCCTTGTTCGAGCGCGTTGATACGTTCGACGAGCGCGTTCCATTTCTCGGCGGTAATCGCTTCGCCTTTCTGGACGTAATCCAAGGTTCCTGCCATTTACAAACCTACATTCGTCTTGACGGGTTCGCCATAGGGCAAGAATACGCCGTTTTCTTGGGCGTATTCTCGCGCCTGCTTGAGCTTTTCGATGTTGCGGGTAAAGGACTCGCCGAAGGAGTCGGCGAGCGCGTACGGGTCGACGAGTCCGCCGTTGATTGCCGTCTGCGTCTGTTTCACATACTCAAAGAGACGCCAGTAAGGAAGCCCCGAACCTTTCCAGCCGCAGTCCTCGCGAACCTTGTCGATCGTCCACCCGGTCGGAAGCTGAATCGAACCTTCCGCGACCCAGTTTGGGAGCAGCCAATCAAAGACCCATTCGTTGAGCGTGGCGATCGTCGGCGCCTGTTTTTTCTCGACCGTGTCGAGGTACTGTTCAAACTCCCCTTTCGAGCCGTAAAAGTTGGTTTTAGACCCGTCGAAAAAGGAATACGGGAGGTCGAGGGACGCGAAAATCAAACGGCTGACGAGTTCCGTGAAGGATTGAAAGTTCTGCGACGGATTGTTCGACTCCATGAACGCCGCTTCTTCGCCGGTCTTGAGCGCGATATGGAGCAGGTCGCGCCCGAACTTCTCACGAAGCGCGCCGCCAACAACATTAGGATCCGTTCCGGAAACGCCGACGAGGTTGCCGCCGTCTTCGAGTTTCGTGACGATTCCCATCATCTGTTCGAGCTTGAGCTTGGCAAGCGCGTAGTCGAGCCCGTCGTAGAGGTAGGAGATCATCTTGACGGCAGGCGCGAAGAGCGAGACGCCGCGAATCTGGTCGCGCCGGGTGCGATAGGCGATCAAATCGAAGACGTCGGCGGAGACGTTCCGTTCATAGACAAGCGTCCCGTTTCGGTCGCGCGACCATATCGCGTAACGCTTCGCGACGCCGTCGCGGTCGATTTCGACCCCGTTGACCCAGCAACGCGCCGGCGTTGCATCCGGGTTCGCGCTACCGCGCGCGCGTGAAATCTCCGCCTCCCGTTGGTCGGCTTGAGTCAACCGATCCTCAGGCGGGTTCTTTATCCGGTCCCCTTCGACGATTTGAATCCGACCGTCCGAGCGTCGCAGAATCCCGACGTCGCCGTCGACGGCGCGATGCGATTCGACAAGCGTAAGCAGTTCGTCAAACGCCGAGCGACGCGCCCCGTCGCAGTTCTCGCGACGTTTCCAGGCGTCGAGACGGCGTTCGAGCGCGCGATTGAACTCTCGATTCGGCGTTTCAGCGGAAAATCGGTAGTAGCTGACGAACTGAAGGTGCTTTCGCAGCGCGAAACCGGCAAGGGTGAAATTCCGCTGTTGGTCGCGCGACTCGGAGACGAGCGCCTTGCGCTTCTGCGGCGAAAGTTCCTGGTCTTCCGACTTCGTGGAGACGTAAATCGTCCGACGCGTCGGCGACGACTCGACCGCCTCATATCGGAACGCCTTCACGGCGTTTTTAAATCTTTGAACGAGTTTCATTATCTAGGCGCTTTGTTTTTGTTAAGCGTCGCAACGCGACGCGATGCTTTACGCGCGCGCGGAAGCGCGAACCGTCCGCCGCGACGTCGCGGCTCATCTTAAATCGACCTTAAAAATTCGCGACGGTCTTCCCGACGCTTTCATCATGAGCGACAGTTCCTCCGCCTCGAGTTCTTTCAGTTCTTGAACGAGCTGCGCGCGCGACATCTTTTCAGAAACGCCGTCGATAGCAATCTCGGAGAGCGCAGACGGATCCGCGAGCGCGTCGCGCAACATACGAATCCGGTTCCTGACCGACTCGAGACGTTCTGTGTAAATCTTAGTAATTTCCGCGTTCATTTTTTCGCGCCTCCTGCCCTTATAATCGGCAAGTCGCTTTTTTAGCGATTGACGGAGGAATCGGGAGTAATAAGCCCTAAACTCGACGCCGCTGCGGACGTATAGACAAGCGCGTCGAAGAAGTGGTTGTCCGGTCGGTTAATGTTCGGCGACCATTCGACGACCTTGTTCGTCGCATGTTCGACGAGCTTCGCCGTTTCGGCGGCAAGGTGTTCGGAAAACATTCTGTGAGCGCCGGCCCGCGACGTCGCGGGGGACGGTTGCGAGCTTCCGCTCGCGTCTGTATTCTCGCTCCCGTTGGTCGCTTGTCTAAAGGCGTCGCGCCGCGAACGACTGAAGAGCGAGAGCGACCCCGGCTCGCCTGGCGAGAGTCCGAACGCTTCGTGAATCCGCGTCTTCCAGTAGTTGACGTCGACGAGGATCGTTCGGAGCGAAAGATTCGCGACCTTTTCGTCGAGCAAATGCCAGCCGAAGACGCGCCCCACGCGTCGCGGCCATTGACGCATCGGCGACCGTGACGCGCCGATCGCGACGCCTTTACAAGGCACGACGAGCCGGACGTCCGTCGCACGGATCGCGTTCTCGACGATTTCCGGTTTCCATCCGCAGTCGACGAGAATTCTGTCGATTCCTCTCGCGTCCTCATTACCTTCTGGGTAATATTTTCGCCCTTTGAGAATCGTCAACAAATCGGCGAGCCCATGAAAGAGCCGCCCGTCGGCGTTCTCGCCGACGTAAACGCTTTTCAGCGTCTCCAGTCCTCCGTCGTTTTTCGCGAAGTACGAGCGCCGCTGTTTCGGGTAGGTTCCATATTCGATCACGCGCCCGGTGAAATCGTCGGACCATGCGACGACGGCGAAGTAGAGAACGTCGGAGTGAACGTCGACGGCGGCGGTGATTTTGGCGCAGTCTTCCGGGACGGTTCCCTCGTCGAACCCGTTGAGACGCTTTGCGATTTCCTTCGCGGGAAGTTTGAAGAAGCCCGCGTTCGCCTCGAGAGGCTGATTCTGCTGCTCCGACCAAAACGCGCGCTCGTTGTCGCACCATTTAACCATATAGAATTCCAGAGCGTCGAGGTATTTCTTGCCGACGTACGCTTCCGGCCAGCTGACGACGGCGCCCTTCCTCATCTCTTTCCGGTTCTTCCGATAGAACGCCGTCGCTTTCTTCTCAGAGTCAAACCAGATCGCGCGATACTGTCGCCAGAGGTCGAGTCGCTCGGGCATGGCTTCGAGCGACTTGAAGCGCAGACCGTTCCACCGAGGATTCAGCTCGCGATTGAGCGCGCGATCGGCGAAGTCGTCAGGCGCTTTCACCGTGCACGTCTGAACCATCGCCAGCTCGGCGCCGTTCTCAACGAGTCCTTCGAGCGCGGACGCGACGATTTCTTCCAGGTCGGCGACGCGCCGAGGATTGACGGCAATCTGGTCGGTCTGAAGGTCGTCGAGAAAGAGGAAGTCAGGACGAATCGTCGAACCGTCCGCGCCTTCGGCGGCAAGACCGCGAATCGCCGCTTTGACGCCGTAAGAAGCGACGACGGAACCGGAAGCGGGAGAACCGGCGATCGTCGGCAACCGAAACGAATCGGCGCCCATCTGCACGTTCGTCGCCTCGCCGTAGAAAAGTTGACCGCGAGCCAGAAGCGCGGACCCTTTCAGCGCGGCGACGGGAACGCATATTTCGGGAAAGTCGGCGCGCAGTCGCGGATTCGTTCCGACGATCGTCGTAATCGACTTGAGGAGCTTTCGAGCCTCTTTCGTGTTCGCCGCGACGATGACGACGAACCGGCGACGCGCCGAAAAAAGCGCCCAGACGGCGGCGACGGTTGCAATCGTCGTCTTCCCCGTTCCACGCGGCATCGCGACAGCCTGCTTTCCTCCGTCTGAAATCACGCGTTGAAAGGCGTCGATGAGCGCGAGATGATTTTTTCCGAACGGTTTCTTGAACTTTTCGGGAAAATAAAGACGACAGAATTCCAGCAGCGACGCGGCGCCCTTTCTTCGTCGCGTCCAATTATCGACGGGAGGAAGCGGCGAGATTTCGCGTCCTGCGAGCGACCTGAGCGCGGACGCGCGCCGCGCTTCTTCTTTGACGCGTTGATACCGATCCGCGTTAATTGTCATAGGCGTATTTTAGGGCGTCGAGATTAGAAGCGACGACGGCGGCGATTCGCCTCGCGAGTTCTTCGAAGGGCAGTCCTTTTTCGACGACGCCGGTTCCTTCAAGATGCAGACGCGCAATTTCAACGGCTGCGGATTCGCCGTTTTCGACGGGCTCGGAATAGAGTCCGCAAAGTTTATTGAGCTCTTGAATCGCGGCGAGTTCAGCGCGCAGATCGCCGTCGTCATGAGCGCGAGCCTGTATGTCTTCGAGCTGTTTTTTTCTGATTTGGAACTCGTCGCCGATAGTCGCGCCCGTCTTCGGCTTAACGTCATGGATTTCGTTCTTCTTCCTTCTTGCCATCGCGTTTTCCTTTCGATACTATTAGATCCGCGCTACTAAAAAAAATCGGCGCGACGCATTTTGCCGAGGACGTCGGCGTCCTTAACAAAACGAGAAGAAATACGATGAACTTCTGGATACTGACGACAATCTTTTGGATTCTGACGGCGACGTTCGCGAGTTTCAAACGTTTTTGGCGCGACCAACCGTCGCCGCAAACGCTTCGAGAGAAGACGGAGAAATACGCGTCGATCGTTTTTTCGAGTTTTCTATTGGCTTTTTCTCTTTCATGCTGGGTTTATTCGATTCGCGCCTGGAACTCGGCGGACGCGCGCAAGCGCTCGTCGTCGCCGAGTGAAACGACGACGCTCGACCCGGAGACGTCCGCGCGCGTTTGGGAGTATGAGCATTCGGCGCGCCCTGAGACATATCCCTCCGACGCGTGCCCGAACGATCCCTGGATCGCGCCCCCCTCTGACGCGTCTTTTCCCATCGACTCTGAATACGAATACAAAATTCGCCCCGGCTACGCCCCGAAGTTCTAAAAAGAAAAAAAAAACAAACAAAACTCAAAATATCAACGGTATCGCGCGCAGTCAGGACCGAGGGCGAGGTAGTACCTACGCCCCCGGGGTATTAAAATGTAGGGGTTGTACAAAATAGTTTGTTTTTTTACTTATATCCCCATTGTTTAGCATATTTGTCGAGACTGCTTGGATCAATTGTTGCGACGCGTCGACCTTTCTCAGAAAAAGCTGCGGCGACTTTCACTCGCGAAGCTCCGCCGAAAAAAGCGGAGGTTTGTTGAACGTCGAAACCTTCTTTTATCGTCAGTCTAAAAAAATTACCGTCGTTTGAATCTACGAAACGGAGATTATTAATAAGTTTGTGACGATACAAATACACGATTGAAATCTCAGCGTCGCGGCGATTTACAAGATTTGTCTGAAATCCTCTTTCGTTTCCCGCTTCTATTGTCGCGTTGCAATCGTTCCAATTTAAAACGCGTAGCGTCGCGCCTTCTTCTCTCATGATGGGAAACAATGATTTTACAAGTTCCGGCGCGTAGATAAAAACCCGAAGTTCATCGAGCCTTTCTAGTTTTTCGGCGTTTTTTTTCGCTTTATTGGTAGGATAGTAGATTTTTTCGTTATACTTGCGCAGGAGTCCGCGATCGCAGAGCTCTTCGAGAATTTCGTCGTCGGACGCTCTTTCGTTTTGCGGGATCGCGCTTCTAAAAAGAGTGTTTTTCTCATTAGCCGCGACGAAAACGCCGTCTTCCGTTTTAAGCGCGGCGCCGTCGTTTTCGAGAACGGCGACGATCAGCTCGCCAGCGGCCATGGAAAGATTGACGAGTTTAAATTTCCTTTTAAATTTCATACAAACCCTTTTGAGGTTGTTTTTGCCAACGCCGTCAAATAGTCGCAAAATAAAATTAAAAAGCAGTTTAATCAGTCCCATTTTCTACTCCTTGAGCCGGCGCGCCGAAGGGTTCCAAGCTTCGGCTCGCGGCGTCGATTTCACGCCCTTTCACGGCGTTTCACGTGATTTTCACGCGTTTAACGTTTGTCGTGTCAATATCTTAGCGCGTTTTTTCACGAATTTCACACGATCCCCTATATACGCGCGTCCATAAACATACCCCCCCCTATGCGTGAAATCGTGAAATCGAGAAGAAATCCGGCTAAAGACTATAGAATATTAATTAATATATTAAAAAAAATATTTTTTTTAAATATATATAATATATATGTTTAGCTTGTTTCCTTCTCTCTTTATCACGATTTAATCTAGGCAAAATAGGCAAACTACGCAACATGTGAAATCGCCGTGAAATCGTGTGAAAATTTCACGGCGCGTTTTTTATTTTACGCGTTCTCGCCGTCGCCGCGGAGTCGATCGTTTTTGGCGACGGTATGGTAGTCTTTTTCTGGGAACTGGCGCGGCGATTCGATAGCGGAACGCGGGGCGTCGTCGGGGATTCCCAATTTCTCGCGCATCGCTTTGAGGACGGCTTTTTTTCCGTTGTCGGTAAGCGCTTCGAAGAGCGCGCTCGCGGCGTCGGCGAGTTTATCTTCCAGCGTTTTTCCCGGCTCGAACATCTCGCCGACGCCCGTCTCAAGCCACTCCCGACGAACGTTGTACTCCTTGCAAAGCTGGTAGATGCGCGCCCGTGGAAGTTCCGCCGTTCCAGCTTCCCAAATACCGATTTGTCCAGTACTAACTTCCAACTTTTCCGCGACTTCGCGCTGTTTGAGATTCAACGTTTTTCGCAGTTCTTTCAACCTGTCTTTCATTTCCGACATCTTAAAAAGCTCCTAACTATTTAAAAAATCTCGATTTATACGGAATCGATATTTTCCCTGGCTAACGGTCGAATCGAGACGCGACTAAAAAATATTTAGAAAATTTCGACCGTCGTTTCGCTCTTTATTTTACGGTATATGTAGGAAAAATACAATATGCCGTTTAAAAATTTTACTGTATTTACTGAAAATTCTCTTGACAGTTTCCGACATATACAGTAAATTTAACACCGTCGCGAGTGAGAACGCGGCGCTTTTACAACAAAACAAGGAAAAATTCAGACAAGGAGATTCAGAGATGACGGAAAAAGAAGTCAACCCTGCGGACGAGATGATTCGTCGCGAAGCTTTTGAGGATTTATTGGCGGCGCCGCTGAAGACGGCGGAGCAGATTGCGGAGCGGCTCGAAGAATACAAGACGGGCGTCCGGCGCTCGAGTCTCTCGATTCTCAAAAAGCTTGACGACCCGAACGTGTCTCTCGACGAGATCCGCTCTCTTTTCAGCGATTACGACGAAGGTTTCAAAAGATTTTCCGACGAGATCAAAGACTACTCGGATTATTTGAAGCAAGTTCGCAAGCAGCTGGCCAAATGGTAATGAGACAGGGAGATTCAGAGATGATGGGAAAACGATATATCGACGACCCCGTCGAGCAGAAGCGACGCGCGATTCTCAACAGAGTCGCGGACGAGACGGTCGACGATGACGGAGAGTGCGGAATCGTCGACCGGATGGAAAAATGGATCGCGGAAGCGCGCCGTCTTTGCGAGTATTTGCTCGACGTTGCGAAGAATCCGGACGTTTCGGTCGCTTCGGCGTATCTTTGTCTCGACGACTTGAGATTCGCGTCGGGTCAACTCGCGTCGGAACTGAACGACTTTTCCGAGCTGATCGAGACGTACAACGACAAATTCAAAGCCGCTGACAAGGAGACGGCAAGATGACGCGACGAGAAGCTTTTGAGCAGGCTCGGGAAGACTGGGCGAAGGAAGAGGAAAGCTACAAGACGACGGAGCGGTATGGCTTCGCGACGGCGACGTGCAAATGGCTGTCGAACATCCGGGAAGCGCGCGAGCTGACGGCGAATCTCCGCGACATGCTCGCGAAGCTCGACGAAGCCTACGACAAAGACGAGACGACGCTCGCGCATTACGCTCGGAAAACCGACTGGACGTGCAATCGTTTCGGCATGAAGACGATCGACGTCGAAGGCGCGGCGCGTCTTGTTTCGATCCTGAAATTCACGTTCAACGCGTTGAATAATTTTGAAGAAGAGTCTTTGAAAGACTGACAGCAACCCCGGTCGGACGCTACTCCTTCCGACCGGACCGTCGGGCGCCGGTTCCCATCCTTCAAGGGCGTCCGACGAAGGGCTCGCCGCTGGAAACGGCGGCGGGTTCTCTCCTCAAACTCTCCCGCGAGTCTCCTGAACTACGCGAACGGCAAGCGTCGCAACGCGACGCGGAGCCGAACCAACCGCGCGGAAGCGCGAACCGTCAGCGGCGACGTCGCCGCCGACGAAGGGCGCGACGGTCGAAAGGTCGCCGCGTTCTCTCCTCGAAATCACACTCTTTTATATACGGAGGCTGTAATGTCAATTTTCGATTCGCTTTTTAACAAGCTCACGCCGACGGACAAAGCGGCGTTGACGGCGGCGCTCGGCTGGCTGGCGTCGATCGACCGCGAGTACAACCAGAAAGAGGCCGAAGTCAAGGCGGACGTCTGGAACGACCCGAAATACTATCCTCAGGAGGAGGTGAAGAAGGATGACTGACGCGTTTATGAAGGGCTATCGGACGGTCGAGAATCTCGAAATTTGCGCGGAATGTTACGCGGCCGCGGATTTCGTCCCCTTTTCGACGCCGGAGGGCTTGTCCGGCTGGAACCCGTCGGCGCTTTCGCCGAGCGATTTCGTCGCGAGCGTCATGGCGGAATACGGCGTCGACGAGGACGCGGTCTACCGCTGGTCGGTCGCCAACGCGCTCGCCACGTCCGCGTCGGCCGACGCGTAGAGAGGAGGGAGCTATGGCAAAAGGACGTCCCGGCGTTCTGCGCGAGCGCGTTTACGCGCTCCTCAAAGAGAATCCTTTCGTCGGCCCTGTCGAACTCGGACGGCGTCTCGAATGCGACTGCAAATACGCGTCGAGACTTATAACGGAACTGATAGCGTCGGGGTTCGACCGTCTTTTAGAACGGCAAATCGCCCTCGAAGAATACTTCGCGAGGCGTCCCGACGCGACGACGAAAGAGGCGGCGAAGGCGTTTGGCACGAGGCCGTCTGAGATCAAGCGCGCGCTCGACGGCGAAGAGAACCCGACGAGAGATTTTGAACTGGCGGCCGACCGAGAAATTGAGTCGCGTCGCTGCGTGCCGCCGGAATGGTACGTCGTCGAGATGCGGCGCCGCAGAACGTTCGGCGTCAGTCTTCCGGAAGAGAATTTCCAAATCTATTTGACTCTTTTCGAACGCTATCGGAACGGCGTGAAGAAAGAGAGCGCTTGCAGATGAAACAGCGCGCGACGTTGACGATCCCCTTCCCTCCGACGCTGAACCATGACGTCGGACGTAACGGCGGACGGTATTACAAAACCGACGCTTACAAGCGTTTCCAGTGTCAGGTCGGCTGGCTCTGGCTGAAGGCCTTGCCGCCGCTCTGGAGTCAGACGGCGCGCTACTCGGTCGCGATCGAACTGATCTACGACACGAAACGCCGCTACGATATCGACAATCGCGTCAAGCCGATTCTCGACGCGCTGACGCAGGCCGGCGCATGGAAGGACGACAGTCAGGTCGACGTGATCGTCGTCGCTCGCGGCGAAATCGACAAAGCCCGACCTCGCGCCGAAGTGACGGTCGTCGCGCTCGGAAAGCTCGACCGCTTCATTCGGTTTATCTTGAATCTATTCGGAGTCGACTATGCCCAAACTTTCAAAGAATGACGTCAAACAAGCGCTTCACGCGATAAGACTCGAAGCCAAGAAAAAACGGGAGGAGCGCGCGCTTCGAGTGTTGCTCTGCTACATGTGCGCCGAGCAGGCGGAGGCGATCCTCGAACATTTAATCAAAGAAAGAATCGTCTGACCCGGGAAGAACGCTCACATTGTTCGCTTGCGCGGACTAAGTCAAAAGCAAGCGACCAACGGGAGCGGCGCCGAGGGCGCTTTTATCGGGAACGCTGGAATTGTATCTCCGCTCACGTTGTTCACTTGCTAGAACATTGTCAACGGCAAGCGACCAACGGGAGCGAAGATTACCCCTCTGCGCGGAAGCGCAAATCGTCAGCGGCGACGTCGCCGCCGCGGAAGCGCAGACCGTCAGCGGCGACGTCGCCGCCGGGCGTCCGCAGCGAGGACTCGGACGTTAAACGCGCGGAGCGCGACGAAACGCGCGTTCGTCTCTCGGCTCGTCGTCGGGAGCTCCGGACGATAAGCCTCGCCTTTATTAACTCCTTGAAACTCAGGGCGGCGAGCTGGAAACGGCTCGTCGTTCTATCGCGGACTGGGTAACGCTGCTCGCATGGCGCGTTCCTCGGAGGGGTTCGAGGACGCGCCGCTTTCAACCTTTTAACAATGGAGACAGAAAAGATGAAACGATTCATTCTCGCGTATTTCGCGACGGCGTTCCTGTTGTCGGTCGGCGTCGACCAGACTCACGCGCAAATCTTCCGTCGCGCTTGTCCGACGGGTTCGTGCCCGTATTCGGCGACGTACAGCGTGGCGAACTATCAACGCGTCTACGCTCCGTACTCGTATCAGTACGCGCAGACACAGAGCGTCGCCCCGTGCGACGCGGCGACGGAGACTGTGGAGGCGCCCGTCGTCGAACCGTGCGCGCCCGTTCAGACGACGATCGACGAGTCGACAGTCGCTCCGTGCGATCCGGTCGAGACGGTCGCGCCTTGTCAAGCGCAAGCCGACCAACGGGAGGCGAATTACTTGCCCGAGCGGAAGCTCGTAATAAACGCGCCTTCGGCGCCGTGCGTGCCCGTCGCGACGGTCTGCGAGAGCTGCGAGCGCGGCGAGTATCTTCCGACCGACGACGGAAACGTCTGCGTCGGCGGAACGTGTCCGATTCGGACGGCGGTTCGAGCGACGGCGAATACGGCGAAGAACGCCGTTCAAACCGTCGCGGCGACGACGCGATTCTTGCTCGCGGCGAATCGGATCCGCGCGCAGTACGGGCTGGCTGCCTTGCAAGCGGACGCGACGCTCGACGCCGGCTGCGAGACGCAGGCGCGAATCTGTCAGAGTCGCGGCGCGCTGATCCACGGCGGAGGAAACGCCGAAATCCTGGCGTACAACTGGAGCGGGTTCGACGCGGCCTTGGTTCAATGGCTCGACAGCCCGTCGCATCGCGCGCTTTTGCTCGCGCCGAACTTCCGGACGGCAGGCGTCGCGGTCGTGCGAGGCGCCGACGGTCGAGTCTGGTGTGCGATGAGATTTCGATGAGAGGAGATGAAGAAATGATCCACGTTACTTATTCCGATCCTGAAGGTTGGTTCGACGACGAAGAAAAGAGAATCCCGCCAGACGACGGCGTCTTTCTTCCGTACGAAGAAGTCGACGACGACGGCTTCGCGGACTCCCCCGACCTCGACGTCGTTTGAGAATTGATTGCAACCGAATTGCAACGTTGCAATTAAAGAAAACCGCCTTTTTCTTTAGTTCCGCGTCAGTCGTGGACGCGGAACTAAAGCAGACTTTAGATACGGAGCAAGAATGAACGAATTTTTCGACCTTATCAAGAATCTCCTCGTCGTCTGCTGTCTGCTGGCGACGCTCTCGGCGACATGTCGGCAGGAGCAGACGCGCGACCGAATCGACGCGAAAATCGACGCGCTACTGATCCGGCAAGCGACCAACGGGAGCGGGAATACAGCCGCGAGCGGAAGCTCGCAACCGTCAGCGGCGACGTCGCCGCCGACATGCCGGCAGGAGCAGACGCGCGACCAAAACGACGCGAAGATCGACGCGCTGCTTTCCGCTGAACTGGAAACGAAAGGAAACAATCAATGAACGAAGAAGTTTTCGACGACGTCGTCATTCGTTACGACCTTAATATAGCGCGCGAAGACTGCGTCGCGCAAATCGAACAAATCGTCGAGACGCTCGGCGTTGCTTTGGACCGAATCGACGCGCTGAGGGCGGACGCGGCCGACCTTGTCTATCAGCGTCTTCTGCGGATCGCGTACGACGCCAAATGGATCGCCGACGTTTTGAACAAAGAGGAGAACGAAGAATGATCACCCCTGAAAAAATCGAATATCAGTGCGTCGGGCTCTGCAATCTTCTCAAGAAGAAGAACGCCGACTACGGCGACTCTTTTTCGCAGCCGCCGTATCTCTTGCCGAAGATGTTCCCGACGACGGCGGCGTTCGTCCGACTGTCGGACAAGTTCCATCGGCTCCGCACGCTTTGGAACTTGCCGGACCGCAAACCGGGAACGAACGAGAGCCTCGAAGACACGATTCGCGACGTCGCCGGATACTGCGTTCTCCTTCTCGCGAACGCCGACGCGCCGATTCCGGTCTTCGACGACGCCAAGCCAATCTTCGCGGCGGAGGAGGACGACGAATGACCAAACAGAAGAAACCGGCGCCGGCGCCCGAGTTGTACGAAAGTCGCAAGGCGATTCTCCGACTCGTCGAGCGCGTCTACGAAGAATCGAAGTATTTACGATTCCGCGCGTCGGAGTTGGCTCTGGACTTAGTTTATCCGGAAATCGTGTCCACGACTCGCAAACTCAACGAAGCGTTGAACGCGATCAACGAAGTCGCGAACGCTTTCAATAAGAAGGACCATTAACAATGCTTGAAACTATTATTCAAGGAAAAAAGCCCGAGCCGCCGCGTCTCGTCTTGTACGGGATGGAGGGAATCGGCAAGTCGACCTTCGGCGCCGCGTTTCCAAACGCGATCTTTGTGCAGACGGAAGACGGGCTCGGCAATGTTGACTGCTCGCGCTTCCCCTTGTGCGAACGTTGGGAAGACGTCGCGCGTCAGCTCGCGGCGCTCAAAGACGAGAAGCACGAATTTCGCACGGTCGTCGTCGACAGCGTCGACTGGCTCGAACGACTAATCTGGGACCGCGTCTGCCGCGATCAGAAGGTCGACTCGATCGAGGCGATCGGCTACGGCCGAGGCTATACGCACGCGCTGACGTACTGGCGTCAGTTTCTCCAAGCGCTCGACGCGCTGCGTCGCGAGAAGAAGATGATCGTCTTGCTTCTGGCGCACGCGATCGCCGAGGATTACGCGGATCCGGAAGTGCAAGGAATCAAACGCTTCACGCCGAGACTTCACAAGACCGCGCGGTCGCTGATCGCCGAATACGTCGACCTGATTCTTTTGGCGACGCGTCAGTTCGGCGCCGCGAACGGCGAGCTGAACAATCCTCGCATCGTGAGGACGGAGCCGTCGCCGTATCAAGTCGCGAAATCTCGCTATTCTATCCCCGCCGTCCTGCCTCTCGACGCTTCGGCGGTTCTTAACTCGATTCAAAACTCACTGTCTGAAGCGAATAACGGGTAGACATTTTTTATTAACAAGCGACCAACGGGAGCGGAAACGCGGTCCCGAGCGGTAGCTCGTAACCAAAAAACAGGAGCCTCAAAATGAGAATCAACTTTAATTATCAGGCGACGAAGGCGTTCAACGGCTCGAATCCGATCGTTCCACCGGGCGATTACGTGGTGAAGATCGTCGGCGAGGAAGAAGGCGTTCCGCTCAAGAACGGCAACGGAACGGCGATCGTCTTCGACTATCAGATCGTCGAAGGCGCGAAGGCGGGAAATCATCTTTCCGACTGGCTCAACGTCGGGCACGCGTCGGAGAAGGCGCGCGGCGCGGCGCAGGGTCAGATCAAGGCGATCGGCGAGGCGCTCGGCTTCGCGAATCTAAACGACACGCGCGAGCTCTTCAACCGTCCTTTCGTCGTCTCGGTGAGCGTCGACGTCTACAACGGAACGGAGCGCAACCGCATCAACAGCTACAAAGCCGTCAACGCGCCGCAACCGGCGCCGCAAAACTACGCGCAGCCGGCGCCGGCGCCGAACCCTCCGCAACAGGCGCAACCCGCGCAATCATACGGAGCCAGCCCGTGGGCTTGACCAGCGCGCCGGCGCTGGACCCGGATATTCGCCTCTTGGCGCGTGATAGCGCTTGAGGGCGAACTGGCGAAAACTACAGGTCGCGCCTCGTTGGGCGCGACGTCTGATTCAAATAAACGGAGCGCAAATGCGTAATATAAGCGACCAACGGGAGCGAGAATCGCACGACGCGCGCGGCAGCGCGAACCGCGGTCCAGCGCGCTTGCGCTGGTACCAACAGAACGCCGTCGCGGCCGTCTTCGACTACTTCCGCGAGAAAGACGGTTCGCCGTGCGTCGTGCTGCCGACGGGCTCGGGCAAGACGCACGTGATCGCGGAGCTGTGCCGTCAGACGGTCGCGTGGGGCGGACGCGCGCTGGTCCTCGCGCATGTGAAGGAGCTGCTGGAACAATCCCGCGAGAAGCTGTCGCTCTATCTTCCGCCCGAAATGGTCGGCGTTTATTCCGCCGGTCTGAACGAGCGGACGACGGACGCGCCGGTGATCGTCGCGGGAATCCAGAGCGTCTATCAGCGCGCGGCGGAGCTCGGCCCGTTCTTCCTGATCGTCGTCGACGAGGCGCATCTCATTCCGCCGGAAGGGTGCGGACGGTACCGCCGATTCCTCGAAGAAGAACAGACGGTCAGCCCGAAAGCGCGCCTCGTCGGGCTCACCGCGACCCCGTACCGACTCGGCTCCGGCTGGATCACTCGGGACCGCGCTGACGACGAGGATAAAGCCGACAGGCTCCTCGACGAAATCGTTTACGAGGTCCCCGTCGTCGAGCTGATCAGCGACGGGACGCTTTCGAATCTTGTATCGCAAGGGACGCGATGCGCGCTCGACCTTTCGGGCGTGCATACGGTTCGCGGCGACTTCGACGAGGGCGAGGTGGAAAAGCTCCTCGACCGTCGGTCGATTCTGGACCCAATCTGCAACGAGATCGTCGAGAAGACGCGCGACCGAAAGAAGGTCCTCGTCTTCTGCAACCGCGTCGCGTCGGCGCAGCGCGTCGCGCAGAAGCTCCGGACGCAGGATCCGGATCACGACGCGGTCGTCGTCGACGGTTCGACGCCGGCGGGAGAACGCGAGGAAATCGTCAGGCGTTTTCGAGGCGAGGAGAGCGTCGACCTTTTTGGCAAAGTCTCGACGAAGTCTCTCAAGTACGTCTGCAACTGCGGCGTCTTCACGACCGGATTCGACGCGCCAAACGTCGACGCCGTCGCGCTGATTCGTCCGACGAAGTCGCTCGCGCTGTACCAGCAGATGGTCGGTCGGGGCTTGCGACGCGCTCCGGAAAAGCACGACTGCCTCGTCTTGGACTTCGGCGGCAACATCGACCGCCACGGGCCGCTCGACATGCCGAGGGTCGAGAGCGGCGTCGAATCGCAGGCGAAGAAGACGTGGCGCGAGTGCTCGGAATGTCATTCGTTCGTGAGCTACGCGTACAAAGTTTGTCCGATTTGCGGGTACGTCTTTCCGGGAAGCTCCGTCGACCCGAACGCGGGACTGACGGCGAAGTCGTCGAAGTCGGCGCTCGTCGGGGAAGCGGCGGAGCCGACCGTCGAGGAGTACGACGTTACCGGCGTCTCTTTCTCGGAGCATTATAAGAAGGACGACCCGAGCAAGCCGCCGACGTTTCAGGTTGAATACAAGCGCGGCGAGTTCAGCCGTTCGATTCGGGAATGGCTCTGCGTCGAGCATTCGAGCGACTGGGCGCGGCGGCGGTTTGTCAAATGGTGGAGCGCGAAGAGCAAAGTCGCGCCGCCGACGACGGTCGCCGACGCGGTTCTCTGGGCGAAGAACGGCGCGCTCGCGACCCCGACGCGGATCCGCGCGACGACGAAGCCGGGCTCGTACTTCCCGGAAATCGAATGGCTCGAAGCGTCGGAGATTCCCGACTTCGACCCGGAAAACGTCAAAACGGACGAAGAAGAATTCTACGAAGGATTCGAGGAGTTCGAAGAATTTTCCGGCGACCGCGACGCGGATCCGCGCGCCGACGACGACAAGAATTTCGAAATCCGCGAGCTTTACGCCGTCCCGCAGTCTTGTCCTCCGGCAGAGAAAAAGACGGTTCGCTGTCAAAACTGCGGCGAGTGGAACGACTACGGTCTTGAAGATTACAGCGGATTCTGCTGGGCTTACAACTGCGAGCAGAACGGAACGAGTCCCGCGTGTTCCGACAAGTTCAAAGTTCGTTGGATTGATCCTGACATTCCTTTTTGAGACTCCGCGTGTTCGGCAAGCCGTCCAACGGACGGCGAAAATACAGACGCGAGCGGAAGCTCGCAACCGGGAGCGGCGCCGTCGCCGCCGTTTCATCGACCCTGATTTGCCTTTTTAGTTAAATGACAGAAAAACTTCTCGAGGCGGCGCGCCAGCTCTACGCGACGGGAATCGTCGTCCTTCCGGCGCTTAAAGCGCAGAAGCGCCCCGTCGGCGCGTGGAAAAAATGGACGAAGACGGCGCCGTCCTTCGACGAGGTCTTTCGACCGGGATTGAAGTTCGACGCGATCTGCGTCGTCTGCGGCGCCGTGAGCGGCGGGCTGGAGATTATCGACTTTGACCAGCGGGCGGCGAAGTTCGACGAGTGGTCGAAGCTCGTCGGCGACGTGTCGAAGTTTGCGGTCGAGACGACGCAGAGCGGCGGCAAGCATCTCGCGTTTCGGTCGGACTGCTGCGCGGGCAATCAGAAGCTCGCAAACAACGCGAGCGGCGTGACGGTCGAGACTCGCGGCGAGGGCGGGATCTGTCTGATCGCGCCGACGGACGGCTATAAGCTCGTCGGCGGCGACTGGTTGAACGTCCCGACGATTGCGCCCGGCGAACGCGAAGCGCTTCTTTGCGCCGCGCGAAGTCTGAACGAATCCGGCGTCGTTTCGTTGACAGAGAACGGGCAAAAAACGCAAAAAACGGTTACGACTCCGCAAAACGCCGCGTCGTCTTACTTGACGGGGAACGAAACGGTCGCCGATTACCTGAGAGGCGCTCCTCAAACCGTCCGCGACGCGCTGACGCGGTCCGGCTGGAAGTTTCTGCGCGTCGAGGGCGACTACGAATATTGGCAAAGACCGAACCAGCAGGTCGACGGCAAGCCCGGCGGCTCGTTCTGTCCTTCGACGGGGAATTTCCACTGCTTCAGTTCGAACGCGGCGCCGCTGACGGTCGACGGGAACTACACGCCGCTTCAGCTGATCGCGACGCTCGAGTATCGCGGCGACGTTTCGGCGGCCTCGCGAGCTTATTCGCGCTACAAGCCGTCGACAAGAATCTCGCGAATCGACTGTTTCAACCCGTACGACGTCCCGGAGGACGGCGTTCGCCTCGCCGCGACGTCGGCAAGCGACCAACGGGAGCGAGAACCGAACCCTCCGCGCGGTAGCGCGAACCCGGATCCAACGCCGGCGCGTTGGCCGAAAGAGCTGTTGGAGTGCGGGGGGCTGATTCAGGAGTTTCAGGACTTGGCGAACGAACACGCGTTTTTGTTGCAGCCGGAGGGCGCGTTTTTGAGCGCGTTCGCGACGGTCTCGTATCTGATCGGACGGTCGGTCGCGATTTCCGTCAAGGGGAATCTGACGACGCCGAACATTTACGCGCTTTTCCTCGCGCCGTCGGGAACGGGCAAGGAGGCGGTTCGTCGCGTCGGAGTCAAAGCGGCGCAGATCTACGAGCCGTCCGAGAGCGTTCCGGAAAGCTTCGCGAGCGTCCAAGCGCTTCAAAATATTATCGCGAGGCGCAAGAAAATCCTCTGGCTTCACGACGAATTTGGCCGCGACCTGAAAGTCATGGCGAGCGACCGGACGAACTCGAACGTCACGAACATCATCACGGAGGTTTTGAAGCTCTACACGAGCGCCGACTCTCGAGCGTACCTGCCGAAGATGGTCGCTCAAGAGGCGAAGGGCGTCAAGAAGCCGACGCCGGTCGACCGTCCGAGCCTGACGATCTTCGCGACGGGCAACCCTCGCGAGTTTTTCGAGGCGGCGTCGGAGGCGCTGCTGACGAACGGGTATCTCGCGAGGCTGACGACGGTCGTGGGCCGGTCCGAACCGGAAGAGCGCGAAATCAGCTACGAAGAGGCGCGCGAGGCGAAGCCTTTCGATATTTATCCGGCGCTTCGCGCGAGAATCGAAGACTGGAACCTCAAGGAGCGGCGAACGGCGGACGGCTTCGAACTCGTCGACTATACGAGCGACGCGTACGTCGCGCTGAAAGACTTCGGCGCCGAGGTCGCGGAGGAGAAGAAGAACTTCGTCGACGCGTCGGACGGAGTTCAAGAGTTTCTTTCGCGTCTTATCGCGAAAGCGTGGAAGTACGCGCTCATTTTCACGGCGAGTCGTTACGGCGCGAAGGTGAGACTTGTCGTCGACGACCGGCAGGCGCGCCTTGCGATCGCGCTGGCGCGATATGAGAAAGACGTGTTCCTCTCGAATCTCGACCGCTACGCAGCGAGCGGCCAGTCGCGACTGAGCCGCGAGATACTCGACTGGGCGACGGCGATCGGCTGCGAGTTCTCGCTGCAGCGTTTCACGCGCAAATTCCAGCGCAAGCCCCGGCGCGACCGCGAGGAGGCGCTTCTGACGCTCGTCGACGGCGGCTACGTCGTCAAAGCCGACGTCTATGAGAACGGAACAACGATGAACGGGTTCCGCGTGTTGAACCCGTAACTCTATCGCGCGGAGCGCAGGCTGTGAAAAACTTTTAATAAGTTGACGAACGGAGAATAGAAATGACTTCTGACGATATTCTCAAAAACGCGACCGTGATCACGCTGCGAAAGCGACCCGACCGAGGCGCCTCTTTCCTCTCGCGTTTTCAGACGCTGACAGGGCGCGCGCCTCGAATCGTCTACGGGTTCGACGGCGACCGCGTTCCGATTCCGACCGGCTGGCAGACGTCGAAGGGCGCCTTCGGCTGCTGTCTGGCGCACGTCGCGGCGCAGATGCGCGTTCTCTCCGACGAGGAATATTCCGACGACGATCCGCTCGCGTTCTTCGAGGACGACGCCGTCTTTTGCGACGGGTTCCTCGAGAAGCTCGAGACGGTCGCGTCGATCGTCCCGAGCGACTGGGAGATTCTCTATCTCGGCGGCGAGCTGCTTCTGACCGGCAGACCGAAACCGAAACCGATTTTCAAATACACAGACGGCTCGATTCGAGTCGAAATCGTCAAGCCGTACAACGTGAACCGGCTCCACGCGTACGTCGTGAAAGCGAAGGCCTTGCCGAAAATCGCGCTGAGGCTCTTGGAATACTCGACGAACGCGCCGAAAGTCCAAGGACCGAGCGGCGACGAGACGTGCTTCGACTACGAAGTCGGTCGGATGCAGGAGCGCGGCGAACTGACCGTCTACGCGGTCGCGCCTTGGCTCGTCGGACAAGGAGGCTACGGCTCCGACACTTATCCGAGCGACAAAGGAGCGTTTTCGACGAGATTCTGGAACCCTTAATGCGTAAAAACGGAGCGCCTTTGTCTCAATTCTATTTTGATTTCTACAACGAAGGGGAGCGCGATACGCGACCGTCAAGCGAGTCGCGTGGATCCCCGCGTCGTTATAGAGAGCTCACGCCCGACGAATACAAACGAATAGAAAGAACCGTCGCCGACGTCTTAAAAAAGACGCGGTTCGTCGAACTCTTCCGCGTCTGCAAGATGGACCGCGACGACGTCGCGCAGGAAATGCGAATCAGCGGATGGCGACATATCGCGCGCGACGACGTTTCAACTCCTCTTTCCGACCGTTTCCGGATGCTGCGCGGTCGAATTATCTGGGATTTAAAGGACTTGCTGCGCGTCAAGACGGGCGAACGTCGCAGCGACGACGTCAAAGAAACTTTCAAAGCGATAGAGTTGGCCAAACCGATCGCCGCAGACGTCGCGGCGGAATCGATTGTAAGACTCTCGGACGACAAACCGAACAAAAACGACTTAAAAAACGCGTTGTACGACGTAATCTGCGACGCGATCGACGAAGCGAGGAAATTATGAAAAAATCGTATCTTAAACCGAAAGCGACGGCGAGCGAACGTCCGTCGTACCGTTCGAAGCCGTCGCAAACGACCGGCGACGTCATGACGCTCAACGAAGCTGCGGATTACCTGAGAATTTCGCGCCCCTCGCTCCAACGCGGAGTCGAGAGCGGCGAAGTTCCGGCGCTTAAAATGGGAAGTTTATACAGATTCAGCCGTAAGGCCCTGGAGGAAATCATGAAAACGACGTTGACGCATCCGGAAAAAATCCCCAAAGTTGACGACGGAACAAGCCGTCGTCGGAAAGGAGACTTCTATGGCGATGGTGGAAGAATTGAAGAGGAAAAACTCGAGCGCGTGGCGGATTCGATTCTATAGAAACGGACGTCATCAAAGTTTGAGTTTGAACTCGAAATATACGCGAGCGGAAGCGGAAGAGATCGCGACGATGCTCGACCGCTGGACGCTCGCAGAGCAAAAAGGGGAGCCGCTTGACAGGATGACGCGGACGTTTTTCGAGACGTCGCCAGCATATCTTCGGCAGCGGTTCGCAGCGATCGGGATAATCGAAGCGCGCGCGGCGTACACGCTGGACGAAGCCTGGAGCGAGTTCTTCGCTGAGAAATCTGCGGAAGTTTCGGCGTCGTCTCAAATCATCTGGAAACAGATGGGCGACCGACTCTCGAGGCTTTTTAATTTTCGACGACTCGTCTCGGAGATTACGGAGCTCGAAGCGTTAGAGAGCCGTAAACGTCTCGCGGAAGTCTATAGCGAGGCGACCGTAGCGATGACGATTGGACGGTTTCGGACGTTCTGGATCTGGTGCGTCAAACATGACGCGGCGCCGACGAACGTCTATGAGACCGTCCGAAAGGGGTCGACGGTCAACCGCTCGAAAGATTTTCAAATCCCGAGAGAATGGACGGAGCGAATTTTGGACGCTTGTCCGAGCCAAAACTGGCGAACGTTGTTCGTTCTTTGGCGTGTCGCCGGACTTCGGCAACAGGAACCGCTCCAGCTGACGTGGAACTGCGTGAACTGGGAAAAAAAACGGCTTCTCGTTCCGAGTCCGAAAACGAGTCGCTACGAAGGTCGGGAAAGTCGGCTTCTACCTCTCTTCCCGATTCTGGAGCGCGAGCTTTCGGCGAGCTGGGAAGAGGTCCCGGAAGGAGAGAAATACGTCGTCTGGGAGAATAGACGCAAGAATTTCGACACGGGGTTCAAGCGAATATTATTCTGGGCGGGTCTTACCCCTTGGCAGAAACTTTTCCAGAACATGAGAGCGAGCGCGGAAAACGACCTCGTCGAGGACGGATACCCCGCGCACGTTGTCGGCGAATGGATTGGACACACTCCGAAAGTGCAGTTGAAACACTATCTGAGGACGCTCGATTCATACTTCGACAAAGCGACGCAGCCACAAGAAAACGTCGTCGAAAAAGTTGGACACGAGTCCGAAAAAGTTGGACACGAGTTTGGACACGAAACGACGTCAAAACGCGTCAAAATTGGTAAAAAATGACGTCAAATTTGCTCGATTTAATCCCTTGTTTTTAACGGTCTCGCTCGGCGAATTACGGGGTCAAACCGAAATTTAAGGTTAGATTTCAAATAGCCGCGGCGGGACTCGAACCCGCACGTCCGTTAAGGACAAGGGATTTTAAATCCCCAGCGTCTGCCATTCCGCCACGCAGCCACACGAGGGACGCTAGCCGCCCTCTATTCCGCCATTATAGTTCCGAGGGATATGACGTCAACGCGTTTTTCTGACCATTTCCCGGTTTCTTTACGAACAAACGCCAATATCTCGAGTCAAAATGAAATTGAA